CGACTGACGACTATCTCTTGATGATCCTTCAATTCGTGAACGAGGCGAAGGAAGAGATAGAAGAGTCGGGCTGGCCTTGGCAAGCCTTACGGCAGACCGTCACCCTGACGCTCGCTGCCAGCACAGTAGAGTACACCCTGACCATAGCCGGAGACGCGGACGTTGATACTAACGACCGTGCCCGGCTTTTGTATGAGAACGTCACGCAGTTCGGACAGACTGAAGGATTCTTCAACAGCTCTGCCTCTATGCCGATGGTATTCGATACGACTGACTCGTCCGAAGAGCGCCTGATTGAGATTACGCAGGAGCGCATGGAACGACTGCACTTTACCGACAACGACGAGACTGGGCAGCCGAGATACTTCACTCTTTATACCTCGGGTTCAGCAATCGTGGCTAAGGTGTGGCCTATCCCCGACGCAGTTTATACGATAAAATTGCGCATGTATATACCGCAAGCTGAGCTGACCTCTGCCGACCTGACGACCACGCTGCTGATACCAAGTCGCCCGGTCTATCTGCGCGCCACGTTCAAGGCGAACGAAGAGCGCGGGTCAGAGTTGGGTAAGGAAGGTTCAGCACTGTGGCTAGCCATGCACGACGCGCACGGCGCTGCCACCGGTAAGGAAATGACACCAGCCGACCAGACTGTATTCTTGAGCCGCTAATGCCACAGATTCAACCTGTTGACATTGTTGCGCCGGGTTCTTTCGGACTCAACACTGAGAAGGCGAGCACGTTGCTCCGCCAGCAGTGGGCAACGACAGCGCTTAACGCTGCGATCAATCGCTCCGGCAGGATCGGTGCTCGCAAGGGTTGGACGAGTCAGACGGCTACGGGTATTGCAGCCGCGACCACTTTAGACGTGATCCATGAGCAGATACTAAAGAACGGCAACAAGATCATCATATCCACTGCCGGGGCCAAGATTTATAAAGGTGTCTCGAACTTTCAGGCTGCCGGAAATGACATCACCAGCACGACCGTACCGACAGCTGCTCATTGGAAGTTTGTAAACCTCGGCAACAAGTGTTACGGGTTCCAACGCAATCACGTCCCGATTGTCCGGGGAACTGGCGACTTCGCAGACCTCACAGGGTCAGGGGAGTTGCCCGACGGTAACGATGCACTGGTAGCCTTCGGACGCCTCTGGGCGTTCGACATAGACAAGCAGACGATCCGCTACTCCGCGCTGTTAGACGGGACGGACTTTACGGTAGCGAGCGGTGGTGGCACCATCGACATGACTTCCATATGGACGCAGGGTGCAGACGAGCTGGTAGCGATTGCAGCCCTCGGGTCTAACTTGGTTGTCTTCGGTAAGAACCACATCATACTATGGGCCGACGGCTCTGGCTCTGAGGTCGGCTTAGACCCGTCCCGGCTTGAGATAGTCGATACCATCGAAGGTACCGGCTGCATAGCACGCGACTCGATAGCCGCTACGGGTGAAGGCGATCTGATATACCTGTCCAAGCATGGGATACAATCCCTTGGCCGAGTGATCCGAGAGAAGAGTAACCCGGTAGCCATCCTGTCTAAAAACGTACGCTCGCGTGTGTTGAAAGCAATCTCGACACAAATAGCCGTCGATCAAGAGTTAGACCAAGTGCGTGCGATACACGACGCGACGGAAGGTTTATACATCATCAACTTCCCGGTCTATGGCTCGATGTTCGTGCTCGACACGCACCACCCTTTCAAGGATGACGACGGAGAGGGTGCTCTTCCGGTACTGCAGTGGCAGATAGGTGGTAGCATTGTCGGCCTCTTGTCCACGTCTAACGCAGGCATATACTTTGGCAGCTCGGGTGTGGTAGGTAAGTACGGTCTAAATTTAGACAACGGCAGTACCTATTCCTTCGAGTACTGGTCAGGCTGGCTCGACTTCGAGCAGCTCAACCACCGTCTAAAACTGATGAAGGAAATAGTCAGTGTGCTGAACGTAGGAGTCGGCGACGTAAATCACGTCTGGGAATTTGACTTCGACGGTACAGTCAACACCCGCACACACAGCTACACAGGCGTAGCCGGTGCGGAGTTCAACGATTTAGCCTCGGGTGCCGAGTTCAACCTCGGTGAGTTCTCGGGTGGAGTGCGCATACAGCGGAAGACGCTGCCTGCGTACGGTGAGGGCCAGTTCATACGTATTGGTGTAACAGCCACAATCAACTCATTCGATCTGGTAGTACAGCAAGCCAGTATCGCTCCGAAGATAGGACGCATGGTAACGTAATGTCAGACTACGCAAAGACTACAGACTTTACAGCGAAGGATGCACTCAGCACGGGTGACCCTCTCAAGCTGATTAAAGGCTCATACTTCGATACCGAGTTCGATGCCATCGTCACGGCGATAGCCTCGAAGGAAGACTCGACAAACAAGAGCGCCGCAGGCGGCTACGCTGGCCTTGACGGTAGTGCTCTAGTCAATGACGCGGAGTTGGCTACGGCTAGCACGACTGTCAGAGGCCCGGTCGAGCTGGCTACGGATGCGGAGACGAACACAGGCAGCGACACGGCGCGAGGAATCACTCCCGCCAACTTGGCGCAGATGACCAACCTGCTGCAAGCCACGGACACACAGCGCGGTGCTCTCGAAATCGCGACCGATGCTGAAGCCAACACTGGCTCAGCCACGGATCGCGCCATCACCCCGTCTAACCTCGCACAGATGACTAATCTGCTACAGGCTACAGCGACTCAGAGAGGCGCGGTCGAACTTGCCACGCAGGCAGAGGTCGATGACGGTTCGGACACAGGTCGCGTCATCACCTGCGAGACTCTCGCAGCGTATGGCGGTGGCTTCACCAACGGCAGCGGCCCGGGAGTACGCGGAGCACTGGCCTACAATAACTCAGCGGTAGCCACGGCTAGCGGTTCATGGGTAACAGTACTCTTCGACTCTGAGTCGTTCGATACTGACTCGATCCATGATACCGGGTCTAACACGAGCCGTCTAACGGTTCCGACAGGCGTCACACGAATACGCCTGACTGCTGGCGCGCAGTTCACTGCGAACAACACAGGCATACGAGGAATCAGGCTCCGCAAGAACGGCGGTGGTGGCGGTATAGACACCGTGCGCGACACGTTCCTGCCTGTCTGCGTGTACAGTCCTCACATCAACACAGAGTTCCACGGCATGAACATCGACTCTGGTACTATTACTACGGTAGCTACCAACTACTTCGAGGTGCAAACGTGGCAAGCGTCCCTAGGCTCCCTTGATTTGCTTGCAGATCAGGCGTGGTTTGAAATGGAGATTTTAGCATAATGGGTTTTTTCTCAGACATATTCGATCCGGGCGCAGATGATCGTGACGCCGCCGCTGCTGCTGCAGAGCAGGGAGTAATCACAGGCACGGGCGCAAGTGGCCCCGGTGGTATCACAGCTGGCTCGACGACTGCTGACGGTGTGACGACTACCGAGTTTGACCTCGGCTCGTTCAATCCGTTACTGGGAAGTGCACAAAGCACAGCCCAGATGGGCTTTGACCAAGCTAACCGAGGCTTCGGTGACTTCGCACAGTTCGACCAGTTCGGTGGCCTCGGTCAGATGTTCCAGCAAGCACTGGGCACAGCGAGTGCTGATCCCTTCGACTTGGGTGCTGACGTTTCACAACGTCTGAGACAACTCAGCGAGCGCAGGAATCAGCGCACGGTAAATAGCACGTTCGACCGGCTCTTCGCCGGGGGTAACCTCGGGTCAAGTGCTGGCATACAACGGGCAGGTAACCTCGAACAGAACATCTTCGAGCAAGGCTTACAGTTCGACCTCACTGGGTTGCAGGCTGGACAGTCGTTACAAAAGGATGCCTTCGGTCGCGCCATGGGTGCAGTACAGGGGCAGGGTAACATCTTCCAGAACTTCCTCGCCAACCAAGCACAGGGCGCTAACATAGGCTTCGGTGGTATCGCGAGTGCTGCAGGGCTGGCCCAGTTACCGCTCGCCTTCCAGCAAGCGACCAACCAGTCGGCAAGCCTCGCGTCTGGATCGCAGTTCGGTCTTGCTGGTGTCAATCAGCAGAACGCTGCAATGGCTAAGTCTCCATTCCTCGAAGCGCTTAACGCCGCTGGCGGAATCGCTTCATCCATAACACCCGGCACGCAGATCATAAATCAGATACCCGGAGTAGTATAACAATGCCTGACATCTTCGGACAAGAGACGCCCTTAGAGGTGCTGGCTCGCACACGCGCAAGCGTACAAGACAGTCGCGCCGCCTTTGCTAAGACTGCCGGTGGACAGAGTTCCGGTGGTCAGGCAGGCTTGGCTCTGGGCGCTATCTTTGGCGGAACCATACGCAAGACTATCGACACACATCAGGCTCGCAAGAGTGAGGCCGAGCGTCTCGCCGACGAAGGTTTCTCGCCCAAAGAGGCGCGGGAGATGGCTAAGCAGAACGTACCGCGAGCCACTCACGAGATGCGCAGAGCTAAGCAGCTTCAGACAGCTGCGAAAGAGGCTCACGAGTCGATACAAAAGATCAGTCATACGGTTGGTGCCGAGTTCGCCACGTACAATGCCAAGATGCAGTACGCACGCAAGCTGCGCACTCTCGGTATGCACAACGAAGCTTCGGCACTGTCAACCACAGCACGTAGAGAATACAACACAGAGCTAGCTCGTCTGCAGGGTGTGAAAGATGCCAAGGCACAGACGGCAGCTACGATAGCACGCACACAGAAGACGCTAGCCGAGACAGAGCAGGTAGGTGTCACCCCGATTAGCAAACTGCTGAACGAGAAAGAAGGCTTGATTGCACAGATCGACGGTGAAGACGACCCCGTCAAGCAACGTGCTCTTAATGAGCGCCTCGCCCTCGTGAAGCAGAACATACACAAGCTGAACTTCATCACTGGTTCGTCCGAGACGGACTTGCTGGTCAACGGTGTTGACCTGACCAAGCCGACGGTGAACCTATTGCAGAAGAGCCTGATAGACGCCGGTAACCAAATGGACTTGCTGACAGGCATAGGCGTACGCTACGACCCGTTCTTCCTGACTGTCCCGTCTAACGTAGCAGTCAAGGGACTGTCTTTCATGGAGCGCTTGAACATACCCATAGGCGAGACGGGGGAAGACTTCCTCGTACGTCACGGCCAGTTCAAAGCGTCCGCGTTAGACGGTCTAAACCGGTACATCAAGTTGATAACCGGTGCCCAGATGTCGGAGGCGGAGGCCGACCGACTGCGTAAGGCGTTCCCAGATGTGGAACAAGACAGTGGCTCGCAGTTCATCGGCAAGTACGTCGCTGTCGTGCAGCTGCTTATGGGTGTGCAGGCACGAGCACGCGCATCTCTCGAACAGAACAGAGCTGACCTACTGCCTTCCGATATGAAGGCCGGGTCAGGTGCGAACCTGCTAGCTTGGCAGCCGACCGCTGAAGAGGCGAAAGAATTCATCGGCTTAGGCGGCGTGGACTTGTCCGAACGGTCAAGCCAAGATCAGGAAGTAGAGAGCGCACTCAAGCTTGTGCAGGATATCATCGACACTGCCGAGGGGACTTAATGGCAACCGATAGGTTAATCAACGACGACGAGTTCAAGCAACTGGTCGATGTACTGTCTAACCCCGACATGAAGGGGAGGCTATCGCTCAACCAGCTGAAACAGACACAGCTTCTTATTCAGGACTACTCCGAGAATAGGAAAGCCCGTCACACACGCCTCGAAGGTGAGGGGTTCGATGACGCGCAGATACAAAAGATTAACGAAGCGTTCAGCGCTGCACCCGCACCCAACACTGGGCGCACGGGCGCTGCGCCCTTGGGCGGTGGAGCTACCCCGTTACAAGCCGCTGGCTTGGCCGAAGGCGCTAAGCAGGCTGTCGAGGGTGTGTTCGACTTGGCTAAGGATGTCGCTGTCGGTCTAAATCTTGAGAGCGAAGAGTCCCGAGTCAAGTGGAAAGCTGGCGTCACACAACGTCGGCTCAAGTCTCGCATACAACAGATCGAAACCTTCGGACAGATGTCCGGTCAGGGTACAGAACTTGTCGGAGAGATAGCACCGTGGCTCTTTGCGAGCGCAGGCGAAGGTGCCAACCTCGCTTACCTGTTCTCCCGACGAGTCGTGCAAGGCGCTGCCGTAGGCGGCTCCACCTTCCAGCAGGAAGGGGACACATTCGTAGATCGTGCACTCGGTCTAACTCTTGGCGCTACCATAGGCGGAGCGACTACAGCTCTCGCCATTCCTTCAGCAGCCAAGGTCGCTGTGTCGCGTAGCTTCGTGAAAGCTTTCAATGACGGCACCACGTCTCAGCGTGTGGCTGTCGAGCAGCTGACCCGAGAGATGACAAAGAACCCCGAGTTCGCTCTCTCTATGGCGCAGCTTACAGGCTCCCGCTTCCTGTTCGGACTCGAACTGCAGTCGGCCAGCCAAGCAACCAAGGCTGCGCAGAACAAGAACATGGCTATTCTTGCCAAGAACCTACTGCGCATGGCGCAGACAGCACGCAAGGGTGCCAAGCCGCAGTCTGCTCAACAGGTAGTCGCGGGTCTGCGCAAGTCCCTCAAGGATGTACGCTCGCAGATATATAGCACTGCCAGCAAAGAGTTTGACTCGGGCGCTAATACCATCTTACAGAACTTCGGCGACGATGTCGTGTTCCGGGGTAAGGATTTCCTTAAGAAAATAGACGACATGATAGACGAGACTGCGAATGGTCTGCGCAACCCCGGCGGCAAGCCCTCGGAACGGTTGATAGAGTACCGCAACCTCGTCGATACCAAAGTCAACCCGATGAAGGCCGGGCAGCGTCCCGGTCTAAAAGACCCGAACAACCCTAACCAGCAGGTGCCTGACGACATCTTCCTGTTAGACCGGCGCACTGGTGTCGAGCTGAAGTTCCCGGGCAACATGAATCAGGCGCAGAAGAAAGCGCTTGAGATGAACGAGGCGTTCGGTGGCCCGACCAGTGTAGAGACGATAGACATGCTCGCAGGTCTAAACAACCTGATCGGGGGCAAGGCTATCATCTTTGAAGAGGTCAGTGTCGGCTCCAACCGTGCGACAGGACGCGCCCTGATGGGTTCGTTCGCTACGGAGATGGAGAGCAAGCCTCAGAACAAGTTTGCACAGCAAGCCATAGACGACTTGCGTCAAGGTTACAAGCAACGCATGGCACAGGTCGAGGCGTACGATAACAGCGTGCTCGGGGCTGTCTTCGGTGGTAAGAAGCCACCCAAAGACCCCGAGAAAGCGCTCGAACGTCTGATGAAGAGCGAGAAGCAAGACCTGACATTCGTGCGTGAGTTCCTCGAAGGCAGCGAGAGCGGCCAGCTACTACTCGGGCAGCTACGTGCTACGCATCTCCGGCGCATAGTGTCGGAAGCGTTCAAGGCCGATCAGCCTGCGATAGACACGGGCGTAGCCCTCGGCAAGCTGTCTAAACGCTTGTCCGCTGGCGGTGGACGTGCGGGTAAGGGCGGCGCGGGACTGTTCGACGCCAAGACACAGGCAGACCTCGTGCTCACGGGCAAGGCACTGCAAGCACTGAAGACCAAGTACTTCACTGGGATAGTTCCCGGCGGCATACGCATAGACGAAATTGCCATCAACGCTATATCCCGGTCTTCGGAGTTTATGGCTCGCTTCTTAGCGAGAGCATTTTCCGGTGGCGCGTCCATGGAGAAGGCTTTGATAGACCCTGCCGTGCGCAAGGCTATTCAAGCAGTAGCCGAGAGAGGGCCGACCAGCCCGATGGGTAGGCACGCCATGGTAGTGCTCGCTACGTTCATCAGACAGCAGGACGAGCAGCAGAGTGTCGATGCAGCTATTCAACGACGTAAAGAAGCGCTCAAAGCACAGGAGAACGTGCCCGTCCGAGCGCAGACAGCGCAGTAGGAGAGGGACATGAGAAAGTGGGGAAGAGATTCGCAAGTCGTGTACGACCAGTTAGACCGACGTTTGCAGATAGTGGTCACACGAGTGCGCGACGAGATAGGAGACATCAGTCTAACTTGTGGTTTTCGGGATGAAGTGGAACAGAACTCGATGCACGATGCCGGTGTATCAGAGCTACGGTGGCCGGACGGAAAACATAACCGTCTGCCTTCTTTGGCTGTTGACTTTCAACCGTACCCCCGGCCCACAAAACAAATCCACCTATGGTCGTCACTCTCGTATTACGCTAGTGCCGCAGTTCTGATAGGACAACAAGAGGGGGTTACAATCCGTTGGGGTGGGGACTGGAACCGTAACGGAATTATACAGGATCAAAATTTCTTTGACCTGTTCCATTTGGAGATAGTAGAAGATGCCCCGTCTAAGATTTCTGATAGCGTTCCTAGCGGTGACGCTTCTTTCTGGTTGGGTGGATAAACTACCCGAACGGTACGCTAAAGACCAGCGCATAGCTAAGATCACATGGAAGGCTGCGTGCAGGATCAGTAACTACGAAGTGTGCCCGAAGCACGGCCCCGCAGTTAGACGCTCGCCCCTTATAGGCGAGGTTGGTGCGCGAGGTGCTTACTGGATGGGTAGCCCCGTCATCTGGTTAGACCCCCCGCTCAAGAGTGGCACGCAAATGTGGATGACAATTTTCCACGAGCAAATTCATTACCTTCAGTGGATCAACCAAGTAGATTCGGAAGGTTTCGACCGGACGCTTCGCTGTCTCATAGAGCGCGAGGCTCTGGACTTTACAAACGCGTACGCTGTTGAGTTGGGACGCTCCGACCTGCAGCGCACGGTCGAAGTATGGCGCAGGCTTTACGGCTGCGATCTTTCAGGTAAAAACGTAGGGATGTGGCACTAATGCTTAAAATAACAGAACAAGTAACGCAGGCACAAGCCAACACGGGGGTCGCTTCGAGTGGCTTCCTCGCTGGCACGACATGGATTGTTGACCTCGCACCAGTGCTGCAAGTCGCAGCTACAGCCGCCGCTCTCGTAGTGGCACTCATAGCTGGCTGGTACAAGATAGAACAGATCAGAGAAATCAGGCGAAACCGAAAGCAATGAGTCAAGTTTACCGCTACCTAACCAATGACGGCCTCGTCGCCGACGGCACTAACGAGAAAGTCATATCTGCGAGTGCCGACAAGTACTACGCAGGCCCGGCTGATGGTGAGTACTGGCACATCACTCGTATGATAATTTATATCGAAGACGGTACGTCTCCGAAGATCAACGAGTACGGTGCCGCCAGTGCGCTGTCTAACGGCTGCCTGCTACGTACTACTCGTGGTGGCCCTGACGGGATAGAGACGTTAGACCTACTCGGCGGTATAGCGGTACACTCCAATGGCGACTGGGCGTCACTCTGCTTCGACATAGACCTGTCGATCCCCGGCTCGGGTAATGGCGTAGTCATAGTCCGTTGGACGTTCGACAAAGCTGGCGAGCCTGTCA